CGGTAATCACTGCTGCTAAATACGCGGAAATAAGCGAAAAAGCCGTTGATACTGTGGATGATTTTATAGATAGTCAAATAAATCAAACAGTTAGCGAAACGATCAACTCCTCAAACTAGTCTATGACCGAAAGACTTATTGAAATGCTCAAGCGCCACGAAGGCGTGAAGTCTCATATATACTGGTGCAGTGCCGGTTTTTGGACTTTAGGCGCGGGACGAAATGTAGACCCCAACGGCGGTATTGGGTTGTCTGACGACGAAGTAGATTACCTGTTAGAGAACGACATTGAGCGTGTCATTAAAGAGCTAAGTACTGAATATCGTTGGTTTAATAGCCTTGATGATGTACGAAAAGATGCTATGATTGACATTAGCTTTAACCTTGGTGCCACTAGACTTCGTGGTTTCAAGCGCGCATTGGCTGCTATGGAAGTAGCCGACTACAAATTGGCCGCTAAAGAATTTCTTGATTCCAAGTGGAGTCGGGACGTGAAAGGCCGTAGCCATGAACTCGCAAGCATGATCGAGACTGGTGAATACCTATTATGAGGTTTGTAAATGCCGCTTCAGAAACTACAGTTCAAGCCCGGAGTTGACCGCGAGAATACCCGCTACGCAGCCGAAGGCAGTTGGTACGAGACCAACAAAGTGCGTTTCAGACGGGGTATGCCTCAGAAGATCGGTGGGTGGGTGCGCCTGTCTAATGAGTTCTTTTTGGGCATCTGCCGCTCTATGCTCAACTGGATTACTCTGGGTGGGCAAAATCTCGTTACTGTCGGTACTAACCTCAAGTACTACATCGAGCGTGGTGGGGCTTATTACGACGTTACCCCTATTCGTTCCACGGTAGTTCTTACTGACCCTTTTGATACTACCTCTGGCTCTGCCGAAGTACTTGTTACTGATGTTGCCCATGGTGCACTTGAAGGCGACTTTGTTACATTCAGCGGGGCTACTGCGGTTGGTGGTCTGACTCTAAATAACGAGTACCAGATTAGCCTCATTGATGAAGATTCCTATACTATTACTGCTGAGACTACGGCTTCCTCTACCGCTAACGGCGGTGGCACTGTTACTGCGGCCTACCAAATCAACACGGGTAACGAGATTGCTGTGCCTTTTACTGGCTGGTCTGCGGGTACTTGGGGTTCTGGCACATGGGGTTTTGGTGGTACTACTGATGCGCCTATCCGTCTATGGAGCCAAGCTAACTTCGGTGAGGACCTGTTCTTTACTTACCGTGGCGGAGCGCCTTTCTACTGGGATGCTAGCAACGGGGTAACGACTCGTGCGGTATACGTATCTTCTCTTGGCGGTGCGTCAGATGTCCCTGTCATAGTTAACAAGGCGTTTGTATCAGACATCTTCCGGTTTGCCTTTTGCTTTGGTGCGAACGATCTGGGTACTAGCGTACTTGACCCCATGCTTATCCGTTGGTCTGACCAAGAAGACGTAGCTAACTGGACGCCTGCCGCTACTAACCAAGCAGGTAGTCTGCGTTTATCTCGTGGTAGTGAGATTATTACAGCAATCCAAGCCCGTCAGGAAATTCTGGTTTGGACTGATACAGCCCTGTATGGCATGCAGTATTTAGGTGCTCCAGAGGTTTGGGGTGCGCAACTACTCGGTGACAACATCACAATAGCCAGTACTAACGCAGCAGTATATTCCGGTAATATTGCGTATTGGATGGGTACAGATAAGTTCTACCTCTACGACGGTACAGTTCAGACACTGCCTTGTGCGGTTCGCAGCTATGTGTTCAACGACTTTAACGTATCCCAGTATGCCCAAGTTGTTGCAGGTACTAACGAGCGGTTCGATGAGATTTGGTGGTTCTACTGCTCTGCTGAGTCTACTCAGAATGACCGTTACGTGGTCTATAACTATATGCAGAACATTTGGTACTACGGCACGCTATCGCGCAGTGCTTGGATCGACGCTGACTTACGGGATAACCCCATGGCGGCTACGTACAGCAACAACTTGGTTACTCACGAAGTGGGCTACGACTGCCAAGAAACTGCTACGCCGTTCCCGATTACAGCTACGCTAGTGTCCTCTGAGTTTGACTTGGACGACGGCGACAAGTTTATGTTTGTTAAGAGAATGTTACCGGACGTAACGTTTGAGGGTTCTACGGCTGACAATCCTGCGGCTACTATGACTTTATCTCCTATGGAGAACTCTGGTTCTGGGTACAACAACCCGCTATCAGAAGGCGGTAATAGCAGCGCTACGGTAACTCGTTCGGCCACAGTGCCCATTGAGCAGTTTACAGGGCAGGTCTTTGTGCGAGTACGTGGTAGGCAGATGGCGTTTAAGATTGAGTCTACTGAGTTGGGTGTGGCTTGGAAACTAGGTATACCACGGTTGGATATGCGGCCTGACGGCAGGAGAGGCTAGTGGCTGAAAGACTGGTACAAAAGGTCCAAACGCCTGCGCTCCCCATACCTAGACCCGGGCCGCTTAAGCATTATCTGGATGACCTGAATAACATCCTACGTCTGTTTTTTAACTTGCTGTCGAACGCGGTTAACAACGTATTTGGAGAGCTAGGGGGCCGGTTTATTGACGTACCCAATGCGCTATACTTCTCCACAGCAGACCAGCCCATAGCAGTGGTAAATACAGGGCAGGTCGTTACGTTTAATCAGACATACTTGGAAAGCGGGTTTTCGATTAACGGTGTTGGGAATAGCCAGATAACTGCCACGTACGGTGGGGTTTACAACTTTCAGTTTACTACGCAGATTGTTAGTAACTCGGCTAGCTCTAAGACGGTATACCTTTGGATTTCGAGAAACGGTACAGATTTGGGTTACACGGCTAAAGATATAATCTTGCAGGGTTCTAGCGACGTTAACGAAGCAACTTGGAACTTTAACTTGGATTTGGCAGCAGGTGAGTACGTAGAGATGAAATGGTCGTCTGATGATATAGACGCCGCTCTTAACTCCGAGGCCGCAACTAGCCCCCATCCGGGCGTTGCCTCTGCTGTAGTAACAATTAACTTTATTTCGGCGCTACCTGAAACGCGCCCAACACCTCCGTAGGTTATATATGGCTGATAAACAACCACCTAGTGGTATACCAACGATATACGCAGAGCAACCGTATTATTTCGGTGCGGACACGTTCGCCAATGATTTGTATTTGCAAGACCTTGAAGAAGCTATGCAAGACAGAGAGCAAAACTATGCGTCTAATGTCAGTATTGGGGGGCTATACGGTCTTGCTGGCCCGGGAAGCGGTCAAAAATTAGCCGAGCTAGAAGCAGCGGAAAAAAGAAATAAGTTGTTTAAAGGGATTTCTGCTGACGGTGGGTTTAACCAAAGCGAAATAGATGCGATTACTGCTTTAATAAATTCTGGTGCAGTTACTATAGACGATGTAGCCATTCAGTTTGACTTGCCCCCTGCTGTACTTGCAGCCGCGTATGAAGCTAATAAACCTTTGGGTGGTTCACAAGACGTATACGACGCCATAGTAGAAGCCTCTGCCGCAATAGACACTGCTGGAGAATATGCAGACGAATTAAACAGGTTAAACTCTGATATAGCTTGGAACACACAAAAAGGTTTTGAGTATGCGAGGGAAGCTAGGAATGGAGTAGACGCTCTAGGGAATGAGCTTACTCCCGCACAAAAAGTAGCAGCAGAACGGGCGGCGAGTGCTGCGTTTGATCAAAAAAATACTTTGGTAGATGAACGAAATACGTTACTTGAAAGCGGGATTGAAGCGGGCATTATTCAAACCCCCGGAGTTTTAGAGAGACTAAAGGATGCTGGCTTAGAAGGAGTAGGCGACGTATTAGGTGCAGGCACTCGGGGTATATACAACGTAGCCTCTAACATCCCTGTGGTGGGCGGTTATTTAGGCGATTCTGTAGAGGCCGTTGCGGACTTTTTCAAGAACACTAAAGGCAGTGCAACGATTAATCCGATTATCGGCGCTGTTTCTGGTATTTGGGGAGAAGTACCTGAGTGGCTAAAGTCGGGAACTACTCCTACTATTGGTACAATAGCAAACACTAACGTAGGAATTACAACCGGTAATGCCCAATTAGACGCTATTATAGGCATAATAACAGGCGACCAAGAACTAGGTGGTGAGACCACAGGGGCTGCTGTGGGTGTCGATCAAACTGTTATTGACGCTGCTAAAGAAGCAGGCGTTACTTTAGAAGACCTTATTAACGCCGGTACGGCTAAATCAACGTTTACTGATGCAGAGATAGCCGCCGAAAAAGAAAAAAATCTAGCTGTTGCCACACAAATATTTGAAGACGCTGGTGGAGGTGCAGAAGGCGTACAAGCAGTTTTAGATACACTGGAAGAAAACGATTTAACTATTGAAGACTTATCTGACCTTACAGGCGTTAGTGAATCCGATATAACTACGTTTATAGACCTCACTACTGGACCTACACCTACACCTACGCCTACTATAATAGAGCCTACACCTACGCCTACTATAATAGAGCCAACACCTACGCCTACTATAATAGAGCCTACACCTACGCCTACTATAATAGAGCCTACACCTACGCCTACTATAATAGAGCCTACACCTACGCCTACTATAATAGAGCCAACACCTACACCTACTATAATAGAGCCAACACCTACACCTACGCCCGAGCCACCTACGCCCGAGCCACCGACTCCTGAGTTACCTGAAGAGGACCTCTACGGTCTGTTTGGATTAAGAACTAAACCCGGAGAAAAAGTAGGGGCGCTTGATTTCTATGACATAGGCGGGGAGAGCATTTTCCAAGACAGAAATAATTCAGAGGAAGAGGAAGACCCGCTTGCATTCCTGTATTCTAATCTTGGAGATAGTGGTATAGTGCAGGACTATGATATTGAAGAACTTATTAGGTTCTTAGAGAGCCAACGAGGTTAACATGGCAGACGCCTATATCCCAAGATTTAGAACAGAGCGTGCGGTTGTACCGGGCACTTACGACCCTATGCGCAGGCCGGGCAGTAGCGGGCAGCGTTATTTTAGCGATATTACCTACGCTAACCCTAATATGGCTCCCAGAGTTTTTGATCCTAAAGCGGCTGGCTACGAAACACAGGTTGACTATGATGCTCGCTTTGATCGTTCTATGGATGCTGCTACTGACGCTGCGCGTGATACTACAAGGCAGCAAGCTACTGGATTACAAGCACTTAACTTAGCTAACCCTGCTAGGCAACAGCGCCCTGCTACTTTTTTACCGGCCGCCGAAACAGCCGGAGGTATGGCCACAGTAGAAGCAAACCAAACAACTGGGACACAAAGGTTCTACGATTTATTGCAGCAACTAACGCAAGGCGCACGGCAAAGACCGTATGGTACAGGTATTGCGAGCGATATGGGTACAACTGGCGGGACTACAGGTACAACAGGTACAACAGGAACAACAGGTTTAATTACCGCACAAGATTATCAAGGCGGTCCTGATGCAACGTTTGCTTCTAGCGGCGACCCCCTTTTGGATGCGTACCGACAGGCGTTTTACGGTGCTAGAGAAGGCCAATACAGTACTAATGCGCTTACAGATAGCTTACAAGCATTAGCCGCACAAAACCCCAATATGGATGTGGTTGATTATCTGCTTAATTATGGGATTGCTCCGGACGATCTGTATACTTCTGGCGCGGGTTCTGTTGCGGGGGCAGACTCTGCTCTTTATCAACAGCTCTTTGGCGGTGAGTATTATGGCCCCGGAGGACAGGGAACTTTTGATACTGGTAGAGTATACAAAGAAGCCTATAACAAAAATCCTGACGCTACCGTGTTTGATACTTCACTGAATCAAGAAGTTGGTCTTTTCAGACAAGCGCCTCTTGGTGGGCTAAGCACATGGAACCAATATGGGCTAGACACGGCCCTAAAAGCCTCTTTGGGTATGATACAAAACGCGGGTTACTACTCTACTGACTTTGACAAAGCCGCAGAAATCTTAGGCGTGCCAGTAGAAACAATCCGTGCCGAAGCGGAAAAACGCCCTGAGTATATTGTAACTAGTAAAGATGAAAATTTTGTACGGGTGTACACAGGCGACCCTGCTGATTTCGTACCGCAAAAAGAGGGTGAACAACTAGCTAGAAGGTATCTAGGCAATAACAAAGTGCAGTATTTTTCACCTACCCGTAATGTGTTCCAACAAGATACAGGCGACACAACCGACACAACCGACACAACCGACACAACCGACAGTAGTTTTAATTTAGCTGACCTGAATGTGGATGTTACGGACGGTATTTCTGAAGAAGAGACGCGACAAGTATATAACGCCTTACAAAGCGGTATTGTTACCCCCCAAGAAGTGGCAGAATACTACGACATCCCGTTAGATGTAGTACAGACGGCCTATAATGACCTGCAAAGCCAGAACTTTGCACAAGGTGGACTTGCTAGTGTAGCACCAAAAGGCATGTACTTAGGCGGAAGTACTGATGGTATGGCAGATAAAATTCCTGCCACGATAGACAACAGACAGCCCGCAGCGTTGAGCGATGGAGAGTTTGTAATCCCTGCTGACGTAGTTAGTCATTTGGGAAATGGTAATTCAGATGCCGGGGCTAAGCAGCTTTATGGCATGATGGACAGGATACGTAAGGCCCGTACGGGCACTACTCAACAGGGTAAGCAAATTAACCCTAATAAATTTTTAGCATGAGGAAAGAATCATGGCTGATCCAATAGGCAGTCCCGCTAGTACCACAGAATCCTTAGCCGGTTGGTCCGCTCCTTATGTGACGGGCATGCTAGGTAAGGGCGAAGCTTTGTCCAATATGGGTTATCAGGCGTACACCGGGCCTTTAACTGCGGGGCAATCTGATCTTCAGACTAAAGCCTTCCAAGGACTTGCTGGTATTAACGTGCCTACTAGTAATATGGGGGCTATTGGCGCAGGAGGTAGTTTTACTTCTGGCACTACGGCACAAGACTACATGTCTCCTTATATAAATGCCGCGCTAGAGCCACAGATAACAGAAGCTCAGCGCCAAGCCGAAATACAGCGGGTGCAAAATGCGAGCAGGCTAGGTAAAGCCGGGGCTTATGGTGGATCACGCCAAGCTATTATGGAGTCAGAAGGACAGCGCAACTTGCTTAGAAACCTTGCCGATATATATGGTACAGGTATGCAGCAGGCGTACACTCAGGGTATGGGGCAGTTTAACGAAGAAGCGC